TGAACCCGCCAACAGTTGTTCGTAACTTTGTAGCAAACTTAATAATGATGCAGTTGTTTGGAGGTGTTGCATTTAGAAGACAGCCAGTTCTTTTGATGGAAACATTAAGAGAGATGAGAGGACAAGAGAAAGGAACTTTACTTACGCACTCAAAAACTGGTAAGAAGTTTACTGCTTATGAACTTGCAATGGAGCAAGGCATTGGCGCTACTACTTTGACTAATGCAGAACTTCGTAAACTTGAAAAAGTTTTTTCGTTTATGGAGAAAGATGGTGTTTGGGGTGTAGTTACTAAGGGGCAAAAACTTTGGGGTGAGATTGCAGGGTTCGGTACTAACCTATATCAGGGCATTGAAACTTTTGGTAAGGTAGCAGTGATATCTGACTTGCTTCAGAATCAAAGATCAGAGTTAGAAAAGATACTAAAAGAATCTAATTCAGAAACTTTAACGATAGAAGACATAGCAGTTCAAGAAGCGAACAGGGTTTTGTTTGACTACAGCGAAGTTCATCCCAATGTCAGGGGACTTAGATCATCATTCTTGGGCGCTCCCTTTATAACTTACCAAGTTAAAGTTCTTCCTCAGTTAGTCAAGATACTTGCAGACAAAAGCAAGTGGCATAGGTTCCTGCCTTATGTAATGATGGTTGGTGGGATGCAGGCATTGTTTGGTTCAATACCATTTATTGACGATGATTGGGACAAGATGGAAGAGTTGCTACCAGAGTGGACAAAGGATAACACTATGGTTTTCCTGCCTTGGAAAGATTCAAATGATAATTGGCAGGCCGCTGATCTTTCTTACTTCTTCCCTTGGTCTTGGTATATAAACACAGGATCAAATCTACTACAAGGAGAGGTAGCAAAAGCCGCTGTTGAGGGTGGTGTCATTGGCCCCGGCTTTCAGTTGATGACAACTTTCTTAACAGGCAAAGACCCTTGGAGTGGATATCAAATAGTAAATGAAAACGATGCTTTGTCAGACAGAATGTTTGATTATATGAGTTACGCTAACTCTACAATCTTGCCGCCCTTTTTAACTCGTAACGGGATAGTGTCTGTTTCTTCTGCTTTGGAAGCGGCTGTTAGGCTTGACCCAACTGAGTTGGAGGGTAAGTTGCCTGATCTTTTGATTGGAAGAACCAACAGGTACGGACAACCAAAGAGAAGTGCGATGGGTGTACTTGGTTCGGCATTTGGATTAACAACATATTCAATACCTGATAACGCAATTTCTATACAGAAAAATAGATTTAACTCTGAAATTAGGAGCCTAAAATCAGAAATAACCTCTACTAAAAAGAACAAAAAATTATCTCCTTCAGAAAAGAAAAGAAAAGTGAACAGCATAAAAGAGAAAATAGATAAAGTTAGAGAGGATAAGAAAGAGTTTTCAAATAAAACATCTGGTATAGAGAGGACGCTATGAGATTGGTTTGCGTAGAATGGTTAGACATTCTTGGGTCAGCAGGGTGGGAAAAAGAAGATGAGATAGAGCCGCAAACCTTTTGGACTGTCGGATACCTCATCGTTAAAGACTCAAAGGTGTTGAAGATTGCCAACACCAAGGATGTGGAGGACAATTACTTTGGTATCACTGCCTTCCCCATCGGTTGCGTGATGTCCATTACTGATATTCCCTCAACAGTTTCCGCTGAGTAACGGCAACTATCTCGTCGTAGTAACCCTCACCATCTAGTTGGTTTAACATAATCACTCCTCTCCACCACTGATGCTCAGTGTCTCTGCACCAGTTCTCAGAGTACTTGGGGTGACTATAGCATCCGGCACTAAGGCCGAATATTTTCTGGCCGTCAGGCCTCGTCTGTTCAGCGTGGTTGTACAAATGGGTGTGACCCTGTACCGCACTACAATGCAGTTTGGAAACCAGTGTGAAGCCAAGGTGGACACTACTGATGGGCCTTCCAGATATGCCGGAGGTAAAGTAGTGGCTGAAGGATATGCCTGCCAAAGTCAGCACTGACTTGAATGGTGTAACCTTCCACCCATTCTTCTCGTAATGTAAATCACTAATATCAATTGTGCCATGTAACTCAGGAGCAGAGTTAGTCGCCCTGTTGATTCTGTCTTCATGGTTTCCAAGACACATATGCATCTTAGGTTTGTACTGCTTTTCTTTGTTCTTTCTCTTCTGGGCGTTGTACGCCCTCAACGGTTCCATAAGTTTCTCTTGGGCTTCAATACAACTATTTATATCTTTCTTATAGCGTTTGCCTTCAAAGCCTTTGGTTCCCTTGTCGTATGAAGATAGTGATGGCATGTCAGCAAAGTCACCCAGACATACTATGTACTCTGGCTTGTGAGCCACAATGAACTTACCCAGATGGGTAAACCTTTCATTGTCATAGTCTGGGTTGGCATGTGCATCAGGAATTATTAGCAAGTTCATTTAGTGCTTCCCCCATCTTCCACCATATAAGTTTGCTTTTGCATCTTTGACCCTTTCTGAATTAAATATATTTAATACCTTGTTGTACTGCTCCCTGTTGTTACTGACCTTGGCCCATGAGACACAGTTAAAGTCGCTACATAGTTGAGGACGTTCTTCATAGATTCCACACTTGTTGTCTACTAATAAGTGGGAGCATCTAATCTTGATGCCAGTCTTTGTTGCTTCAATGTGTCCATGCTTCTCTACTATTGCATGTAACCACTGCATCTGCCTTGGGTCTTTCCAACTAGGATTGATTTCAATCTCGCAACATAAAGCGCACTTGGTACACAGTCTCTCAGTTATGTCGCTCTCTTGTAGGGGCCAATCATAGTTCACAAGCACCTCCTGTGCAGGCAAACTCCTGACTGCTAGTGGTAACGTCCTCTTCCTCAAGGATCAAGTCCCAGTCAATCTCCTTTGGTATCTGCTTGGCTCTCTCTTTGTACTCTGTTTCATCACAGTCCTCATAGGGAGCAGACTCATACGAGTGAGCCTCGTCTGCGCTAGGCAAGAATGAAACACCAGATACGATGTCAAAGTTTTTCCAAACCCATGCGCCTACCTCCATCCACTCATGCTCCTTAACGTAGATAGTGACTGACGGTTTATGTTCGCACCAGTGTACAGTGAATCTCTTCCATATCTCAAGATGCTCTAAGGCTGACAGGTCATGTCTAGTGAGAGACTTCTTAGGAGACTTCTGAGGGAACTCAAATACCCAAGCCTCTGCGTTGTAAGGGTCAGTGTGGTATGGGACTTTACAGTCAATCAGGGCCTGTGATAGAGGGTCTTTCTTGTCGTTGCGAACCCTGCGAATCAAGTGTGAATTGTAACGAGGGTGTATCCCTGATGCACTGTCCACAAGTTGACTGACCGTACCTGACGGCTTGACACAAGTGATGGCGGTACTCTCTGGTATTCCAAGTTTCTTGGCCCACTTCTTGTTGACACTTACAGCATGAGCCTTGAGATATTCCAGATCATCTGCACTGGCATTCATAATAGCGGGACAATCCATGATCCCTGTCAGGCTAACGCCAAGCAGTCTCTCCTCTTCAGTGTTGCGCTTCCATGCAGGAGACAGATACCTGAAGTCAGTTAACGTGGACTGTAGAGTGCCAATGATAGTGGCGATCTCTACCTTGTTCCTGATGTCAGCAAGTGTGTCGCTCTCTCTGCATACAGCCTCCGATAGATTGCAGAACTGCTTTGGTCTGAGGATAATCTCAGAGCATGGGTTACAACCGAAGTCATGCTCACTGTCTCTGCGCTCTGGAACCATATGTTTTGCGGCTTCACGATTGAAGATGCCACGCTCTCCACTACGACTCTCATACAGGGCAGTCCACTCACGCAGGAACACGCCCATGTCAGGCTTCTCCGTGTAGCACACGCTGTTATTAGCCAAGGCCCTCTGTGGATTCTCAGCCCACCACTGACCAGACTTGGCATGACGCATACGATCATCAGTCAGATTGGATAGCGAGATAGTGGCTGACCTACGCACACCACCTACTACCACTGACTCACCGATAAAGCACACCAGATCGTGACACTCTATGGAGTTTAGTTTCCTGCCTGATGCCCCTTTAAACACGGCAACAAAATGCTTAAACAACTTATCCAGTGGCTCTGGGCCTGATGCCCTGCCCCCGAATGTCTTGAGCCTAGCCCCCGCAGGTCTGATCTTGGACACATCCCATGTTGGAATCTGCCCTGCATATAACAGACTGACCAGTTCTTTTAAAGCCTTTGCCCATCCAATCTTGCTGTCCCTTACAACAATAACTGAATCGCTACTGTGAAACTCATCTGCTACCTGTGGCAGTGCATTGATGTACTGTCTCTCTACTGAAAAACCAACCCCTGTACCACACATTAGAATGTACATGCATTCATCAAATGCTCTTGGGCTGTCAATAGGAAGATAGGAACAGTTGTATCCTGCGACTGCATCTCGATCTAATGCTTTGCCACTGGTCATTAAACATCTCATGCTAGGCATTACATCCATGCTAACAATGGCATCACGAACAAGATCAAGATTAGTAGAAGTTCTGTTCTGGAAGAAGTCTATGTAACGCTCGACTGTCTCCTCCCAAGTTTCTCTACGCTTCTGATCATCAAGATACTTGGCATACCTAGACTTGTGTATAAACTTTTGATACTCGTTCATAATGTAACAGGCCCCTCTTCTACTTCTATCTCCAACTTGGATATCTCAGACATTGGAATGATCCACTTACTGTTATCAGCAAGACCTATCTCATACACGGTGATGTCCTTGAAGGTACTCTGCGATGACATGTCTCCTGCAAGTACCTCCTGTTTCCTGCCTGATCTCTTGGCCCAACATATTGCCCCGATATCTATGATCACTGGAGAATGTTGTAGGATCACAGTCCTTGTTCCCTGTGACCGTTTGAAAAACCTCACTTCTCTGTAAAATGACATTCAAGTTCCTCGTAATCGTCTTTCAGATTATTTTTTATTGCGTACTCTATGTACTCTTCAAGAGAGACTCCCCAAAAACTTTTGAACACGTTACTCCAGTTTTTTGAGGAGTCTTTTCTCGACTTACGGTAGCAGTATCTAGCAAATGAATACTTCATATGCTCTGCTAGGTCATAGTTTAATGACCTTACATTAGAAGGGAATGTCCTCTCCCTTCTCGACTACATCAACATCACTCCTTGCATCAGCCGTGTGCTTTTCTCCTCCTGCACCTCCTAGCATCTGCATTGTATACCCATTGATCTCAGTCACGTACCTCTTGTTCCCCTCCTTATCATCGTAGGAGCGGTTAGAGATTCTTCCCTCGACATAGATTTGTGATCCCTTGTTTACGTACTGCTTGATCACATCAGCAGTCTTCCCAAAGAACACAACCCTATGCCAGTCGGTTGTCTTGTTGTCGCCATACCCACTGTTGGTTGCCAGTGAGAAAGACGCCACTGTGTCTCCCGATTTAGTCTCGCGGAACTCTGGCTCTTTGCCAACGTGGCCCACTAATATCGCTTTGTTTACGCTTGCCATCTAGCATCATACCTCTTGGTTAGTTTCCATAATTGTAAGGCCGCTTCAAACATACTAAACAACCTCTCTCTTTCTTCCCATTGGTACTCTACTACATAACCGGGAGAAGAAACCGATACAAAAAGGTTGAGGAGTTTCCTGCCTCCACCTATCCCATGATTGTAAGCCGCCAGTTGTACTCCATGAGAGTCGTATAAATCAGGCTTCTTACCTTCATCCAAAACTTCCTTGGTCTTGAAGTCAACCACCCACTCATCAGAGTGTACATCTATCTTACCTCCGTACCCCATTGGGTGAGCGAATGATTGCTCCACCTTCCAGTCCTGATCGCCACAAACTTCTCTCATCTTTGCGAGGGTTTGCATGACCATGTGTATTTCGTTTGGGTCTTCTGATCCACAACTTCCAGTGAGTAGTTGTTGCTCAATCAGGTTGTGCATGTACGTCCCTCTCTCAGCAGATTTTATCGAATGCTCTTTGGACAATGCAAACACACGCCTCTTGAACGCTGACTCCTCTTCATCCCAGAACTGTTTCGACTCTAACATCGAATCAAACAACTGGTCTTGAAAGTATCTGTTCAGACCGGGAGAGGCAACCACATCTTTCCAAACGGTAGAAACGGAAGGAACCCACTCATACTTACGAGCATCACGCAAGGTGGTGTTACGCATACCTGTCTTGCCTTCAATCTCGTAATGTGGGTTGCCCTCCTTGTCATACCAGTGGCTCATTTCCACTTACTCCAGTATGATTCTTGCTTAAGGTTCATCTCATTGGCAAGCCGCTCTACGGCACGTTGTGCATCAATGCAGTCCTTGGCATACGCAGAACCCATCTCCATTACATCCCTTGTCACATCTGTCGATAGGTTGATGACTTGGATAATTAGTTCTCTGTGCTTCTCACTAACTGCAACTTTGCTTGCGGGTTTCTTGGTTACTTTCTTCTCAGTCATTCTTAAATTCCTCTGATTCATCTTGACCATAAACACCATGCTTGTATGCGCCTGAAAGTTTGAGTACAGCACGTGACAACGCTCTCTTCTCTGCCATCTCTACGACATACAAGGTTGTGACATTACCCTCTCTCCCCTTGCCAAACAAGGCAGAGGCAAAGGTTTCAATGGTTGTGTCACCCTTAGTTGCAACTGCCTTCACAACTGCAAAGTCTTTTTGAGGAGGTACGCTCATCAGTTCAAACGATACCTTGATATTGTTAGCATACTGTATCTTTTCTATGCCTGTTCTCGTAATGATAGGTATCTTCTTGCCGCCTCTCTCAAGAGTAAATATATCCTCCTTAACTTCTAAGGCGTTCTCTTTAACCAAGTCATTAAGGAAGTCTCGTTTACTTGCCATGCTCTTCCTCCCACTGTTCCCATTGGGCTACAGTCTGCTCGTACTCCTCTTGGCCTTCCATCTCCTGAATTTCTTCTTCAGTCATGTCATCCATATTCAATATGCTCCATTCGTACATCAAGTTGGTTTGCTAGTTGCTTGACCCTTTCGATCAAGCCAGACATCTCCTCGACATCAAGTTCAGAAGTTCCACGTACTCTGGTTCTAGGTGTGCCGTCGAGTCCTGTGTATTCTACACTACCAAGATACTCCTGACTGACGTACTCCTTGATCTCTTCTACGCTGTGTCCTGTGCTTTCTGCCAAGGCCCTGAGTATAGCATGGAATAGATTGTTCTGCTCCACGCTACGACTGTTCTTATGCTCCCTGATTACTACTTCTTGGTTCTTTCCGTCTAGGTCTATGTCCTGTATTGCTCTAGTGCATCTTTCCCTGATGTCTTGTGATCGAATCACGTACCTCTTCACCTGATATCTCCTTGAATATTTCCTTCATACCCACAGTTGCTCCCTCTATGAACAATCCTCTTAACATCTCCTTGTAGGGAGCAATATCTGTGTGTACGAAAAGTAACTTGGGATATATTTCATCCTCAAAAATATTGTCTATTCTGTCTAGTGTTTCCACCGCTCTTTCTTCTATCAATTTAGTTTATCCATGAAGGTTATGTTCTTGACCTCAACACGGTACGTAACGTTGTTGTTTACGTATATGTTGTAATCTAACTCTTGGGAAATTATTGCTTTCATAATCTCATCGTCCGGCTCGCCATCATGTTCGATTTCTATAGCGACTAGGACATCTTTAGTATGCCATTCTCCATCGCTCTCCCTATCATCTGCAACGTCCATCTGTACTGTGTCTCCTTGTCGTGTTCCAGAGAGTGGCAGTCCGAGTGACACTGCTGACAAACTGGTATGGTGAAATAGTCAGGAACTTTTCTTCCCATCCCTGCCCCTAGTGCTTGGCTTCTAAGATGGTGAACTTGTACAGGGTGAGTTCCACAGTGTATACATGAGTGTTCCGCTACCCACTGCATATACTTTTTACTTTTCATTGGTTGATTGTAACATATGGATTTAGTATAATCCCATGTTCGTTTAATCTTTAGGGTAAATTATGAGCCTAAGAAGAATACTCAAGGCACTAGACCTTGACATTACAACGTCTGAGAAAATGATATTGATCCTTCTATCAGACAATGCTAATGATGAGACAGGTGAATGTTGGCCTTCTCAAAAATACCTTGCTGACAGGGCGGGTATGTCAAGACAGAATGTTAACTTAATTATCAACAGGTTACGTGAGAAGGGACACATATCTTTTGAACACAGGAAGGGGGAGAAGGGCCAGACAAGTAACATTTATAAAATAAATACGGTGTCATCTCAGTTGACACCCCCTGTCAAGTCAGTTGACACGGAATCTGTAATAGAATCTTTACATATTGCTAACAACAGTATTTGGGATGTATGGGAGCAGTTGGCAGGCCCTAATTCAAGGGGCATCTTGGGGCAATTGATAAAGGCCAACGGAGAGAATGAGGTAGCCAAGGCGGTGGGGATTGTGCTGTTGAAAAGACCTGCTGATCCCAAGCAATACATCTACGGTATACTCAGAAACAACAAGCCCAGAAGAAAAGGATTCCAAGCATGAAAGACTACGCTGATTTTGGTATCAAGTTCACTGGTACAGGCGTTCAGGTTGCAACCACCTGTCCTAAGTGCAGTAAGGATAGGCGCAAGAAGAGTGCCAAGTGCCTGTCTGTTAATACAGATGAGAAGATTTGGTTGTGCCATCACTGTGGTTGGAGTGGTAGCCTGTTGTCTGGTACTGATGACAGTCTTGGGTTGCACTGGCGTAAGCCTGAGTTCAGGAAGCCAGACCCTGTACCCAAGAGCGATCTGCCGGAGGCTACGATTGAGTGGCTGATTAAGAGGGGTATATCAGAGGAGACAGCAATCGACTGTGGTATCGGCATGAAGAAGGTGTACATGCCTCAGTCTGAGGAAGAGAAGATGGCCCTCACGTTTCCCTACTACCGCAACGGTGAACTGGTGAACGTGAAGTACAGGTCAGGCTCCAAGGAGTTCAGGTCTGAGGTAAATGCAGAGCGCATACTTTATGGGCTTGACGATATAGCAGATGAGGATGGGGTTGTTATCTTTGTCGAGGGAGAGATGGACAAACTATCTCTGTACGAGGCGGGGATAAAGCAGTGCGTCAGTGTGCCTGATGGTGCGCCATCCGTTGAGTCAAAGAACTACTCATCTAAGTTTGAGTTCCTCAATGAGCCACGCATCAACGGAGTAGAGAAGGGCAGGACGTACATCATAGCGGTGGACAACGATGCCCCCGGCCAGAGACTGCAAGAGGAACTGGCACGTAGGCTTGGCAAAGAGGTGTGCAGTAGGGTGACATGGCCCGAAGACTGCAAGGATGCCAACGATGTACTGGTCAAGCATGGCAAGAAGGTGTTGGCTGAGTGCATCGAACATGCGGAGCCATACCCCATAGCGGGTACGTTCACAGCCAGTGATCTGTCCGACAAGTTGGGAGAGTTGTACGACAACGGATTAGAGAAGGGAACATCCACAGGGTGGGCATGTCTGGATAAGCACTACCTAGTCAGGCCGGGATGCTTCTCTGTTGTGACAGGCATACCATGCAGTGGCAAGTCCAACTGGATTGACTCCATGATGGTGAACATAGCCAAGAAGAATGGTTGGAGGTTCGCCATATTCTCTCCAGAGAATCAGCCATTGGAGGATCATATGTCCCGAATCATGGAGAAGTACATAGGCGCTCCGTTTAGGCAGGGATTTAATAGGCGCATGACCAAGGAAGAACTGAACTACGCCAAGGATTGGGTGAAGGAACACTTCCACTGGATACTGCCAGAGGATGATGCAGAGTGGACGCTTGAGAAGATACTGGATACAGCGAGGGGATTGGTCAGGAGGCATGGGATCAGGGGCTTGGTGATTGATCCGTGGAATGAGTTGGAGAGTGGGAGAGGTGGGTTTTCTGAGACAGAGTACATTGGCATGTGCTTGAAGAGGGCGAGACAGTTCGCCAGAAGGTACGGCATACACCTGTGGATCGTAGCCCACCCTGCCAAGATGTACCGTGACAAGGATGGAGGGTACCCAGTGCCTAGCCTTTGGGATATCTCAGGCTCCGCACACTGGAGGAACAAGTCGGACTCAGGGGTGGTGATCTACCGTGACCTGTCAGACCCTGACTCCAAGTTGGTAGACATCCACATTCAGAAGCAGAGATTTAGACAGGACGGTGCTATGGGAATGGCATCACTTAGATATAACCCAATCGTAGGAGATTATTTTGAAACTAACTGATGATCAGGCAGAGGAAGTACGGATTGAGTTGAGGGAGGATGAGTTGGAGATTAAACAGATTGCTAAGATGTTTAAAGTATCTGTCCACACTATTGCTTTAATAAACAGAGGGCTTAGACACTATGTTCCTAGATACAACTATCCTGTTCGTAAGATTAGTAACCAAAAAGATTTAAGGTACAAAGAGCCGGGGTTTAGAAGTAAATTTTGGGATAGTTACTACCCAGAATCACAATCAATTTTAGATAAGTAATGAGTGAGGGAGAGGAAATATTTCTTAGTCAGTGTGTAGCCTGTGGCCTCCCTGTCCCAGAGAGAGAGCATAAATTTCTGGAGCGGAGGAGGTTCAGGTTTGACTTTGCTTGGATCAACCTGATGTTAGGGGTTGAGATTGAGGGAGGGGTGTACTCTGGTGGCAGGCATACCAGAGGTGTGGGATACAGTCGTGACCTAGAGAAGTACAACTTGGCGGCTATGCATGGGTGGACTGTGTATAGATTCACCACGCAGGATGTGAAGAGCGGTGTGGCTGTCGGGTTTATAACAATAATAATAAATAAAGAGGGATTGATTGATGGGTACAAGGATATCAGCGGAGGACTTATGCTCCCTGACTCCAACAACAGAACTAAACCAAAGGCCAAGGGTAAGGTCTGAAGTCATATGCTATGTGTTGGCAGGGATATCGAAGGAAGCATCTAACTTTGTCAGGCTGAAGTACGCCAATGATGATAGCAACATGAGGCCAGTGGCCCATGAACTGGTGAGGCGTGTGAGGAAGAAAGCGCCTAAAATTTTGAGTGATGATGCGTTGTGGAAGTTGGCACTGATCGCAATACGAGAGGCGATATCAGACCACATGTGTGGCACGTGCAATGGGAAATCTTGGGTGAGTACGGGGATGAAACAGATCGTGTGCTTCACATGCAAGGGGACAGGGAAGAGGAGCAAGAAGAGCAAGGACATAGCGGAGGATTTGGAGGTGTCGATTCAGTTCTACAACAAGTACTGCAAATATATTGTGGAAAGAAATATGTTGGGGATACTTTCTTCGTATGAGGGGGAACTGCACAATGCACTCAGAAAGAGGCTGTGAGAGGCTGTGTAATGGCGTGTATTGAACGATCTCTAGTGGACTGGTAGGGTGGTAGTGGGTAGGGAATGTTGACCGTCACCGGCCTTACCCTGAGAGGGGGGGGTTGACACGTATGGTATAATATGTCTGTAGGAATCTGGACAAAAAAAAGGGGGGCCGAAGCCCCCCAATATTACATCTGTGAATCGAAGTATCTAAGTATCGCATCGTATACAGACTTAGGACATCTTTCTAAGTCCTCAACATCAACGCCGAGTTTCTCTGCTACGATGTACTCAAGGTCAGCAACGTAGTCTAACTTCTCTACGTCCTGTGTTGCTTCAAATGCATCTATCATAGGTACTCCTCCAAGATATCTGCATCGTGCTTAACCTTGTGCTTCTTCATGTGCTTCAACATAACATCAAGAGAGTTGCCCATGTAAGTATGCATCAGTGCAGTAAACACTGACACAAACTCTGGGCCATGCCATGCTATTGCAACAGCGTTTGGCTTCTCCATGTTATGGTACACAATGTGATGGGATAACTCATGTAACGCAGGCCCCATCGTCCTCGCCCAACCACCGGGGAGAACGATCTTACCTTCGTAAGTCTTAGCCCAAGCCCAGTTACTATTTAACTTGCGGCTTGAAACGACTTCGATCTTTGCATCAAGACCTATATCA